CTAGGCAGGTAAGGCCTGGGTCAGAATCCACCAGCAAGCAAGCAGCGAACAGACAACGCCACACAGAAAACCGGCCAGTACCTGATTCATCGCCAAGGCCTCGACGGGTATTCGTTGTCACTGACCACAGTCACGCGCGGGACGTATTCAGCACCTGTTGATCCAGATGGCGAAGATTGGATGGCCTGCGGCGGCGATGCCGCTGCGCGCCCTCGCTGCATAGCCGCCGCAGGGTCTGGTCGTGAATCGGTGACAATGCCGTTGGGGTTACGCCCGCTCGCGAAGACTGGCTGAAGCTTGGTGTCGTCGAAAATGCCATTGGTAACAACGTCGACGCAGAAAGCCACGTCGGTGGCGATGCGGGTGCCTTGCTGCGAGTAGCACTGACAGGCTGTTTCTTTATCGTCAATCAGGGCTGTCTGGCCGACCTTGCGGAACCTGGCGACAACGCGCTCATCGGTGCTCGACGTGCAATGCAGCCGCGGGAAATCCCTGGGCTTGGTCAGCTGGTCATAGCGCGGCGCTGAGGCCGGCAGCGTAGCAATACGGGGCGTTCTGTCGTCGATGTACTCGTCAGCGGTTACAGGGCCGCCAGAGGCCTTGGCGGGCACCTCAAGGGGCTTGCCGGCGGGCGTGGCGCCTTCCTGCTGATCGAATTCCTGGGACCGCATGGCGTCCTTCTCATCCTCAACGCCACCGATGAACCACCAGAGCAAGCCGCCGATCAACGCCAGAGGAAGGATGAATGCGGCGGCATAGAGCGGGATCAGCTTCATGTACGCCGGGGTTTTCGGCTTGTGGGTGTGGATCGTGCTGGACTTGTAGGTGCCGAAGTACGCGGGGTCCAGCTCGACCTTTTCCTCCTGAGCCTGTTTGAAGTAGGAGCGCTTTTCGGGGTTGTCGATGCAGAACTCGTACTCGTGCCGGAAGATGCCCTTGTTGCGGCCATACGGACGAATGAAGTTGATGTGCTTGCCGACGAGCTTTCGAACAGCTGGAGCCAGCAAAGACGGGTGCTGCGTGATCAGGTGGATATCCAGCCCCTGGTGACGGTGGGTCTCGAACCGAGTGATTTTCTCAGGCCGGGCCCTGGTGCCTTCGTTGCCGAAAATGCGCTGCGACTCGTCGACGACGATGACGGAGCCATCAGGCAGATCGAACCACTTTTCAGGGGTGTCGAACTCGACCCACTTGGACTTAAGGCGATCGTGTTTAACCTCTGGGATTCCAGAGTAATAGATCGTCCTGGGCGGCAACTCAGGATTATCGGGGTCTTTATATAAACGGACCTCGGGGTTATTAGGGTCTGGCTGATGCTCAATATCAATTTCGCGGATAGCGTTAAGTGTCTTGCCAGCTCCTGGCAGGCCGGTACGTAAATAGAGCATGACTCCCCTCCTCCTTTACTGCGGACCAGTCCAGCGAACGCCGGACTTGCCACCAGAACTATTGAGACCCCAAAGAACAGCGCGGGCGATATAGGCAGAAAAAATGATGTTCACGCAGACATCTATTTGCAGAAGACCGAGAACTTGCAGCCAGGCCGCTGGCGTAGCCGAAAGACTGGAGAACACATAGGACTTAGCCCACTCCATAAGTGATTGAATGCCAACAAAGGCAAAAGCGGTAAAGCCGAGTCCGCGAAGCAACTTCCAGCCAAGCGGAACAAGACTCCAACCAATTGCGCGCAACAACAAGCCGATAAGTGCAGGCATAGTTAGCCACCCATTCCTTTAGCAATGATTTCAGCAGCGGCGCGCATGGCAAATGCGACCATTAAATAACCCATCCAAATCAAGTAATCACAAAGCATGGGAATAATTTCAGAGAACTGAATAGACGCTGAAGCACCCTCAAGCCAAGGCACCGACAAATCAGGAACGACCGGGCAGGACTTAGAGAACCGCGTACTGGTGTCAATAGTGCTGGCGAAGTCAAACGTATTTGAAGCATCAGCAACTAGGGGCTGGTAAGAGTCACCAGCAAACTCCGCATCAAGGCCGGATTTAAGCTCGGCAACTTTCTCAGGAGTTATTTCGCGGAACTCTTCATCGGCGCAGGTCTGCTCTTTTTGCTTGCGCAGAATGGCGCACTGGACGGCATCACCGGAGCAATTCACGGACGTGTCGCAGGCCTCGCCGGTGACGCTGGACTGGCCGCATTTGTTGGGGTCCTTGGCGGGATCACACTGCTGCTCGTCTTCCTTGGGAGGCTCTGACCCATCATCAGCGGGGCCGCCGCAGCCAGGGCCTGTACAGGTCGAGCTTGAGCCGCCAGAGCTGCCATCGCCGTTAACCGTGCCGGTGCCGGTGTGGATGGTCGTGGTGGTGGTGCAGGCGTTGGCGCCGACGCAGCTGGTCGTCGTGGTGGTCGTAGTGGTGGTGTTGGTGGTTGAACCGTTCTGACCCGGCTTACTCTCGAAGTCTTTCTTAATCAGCTTGTCTTCAAACTTCGGCGGGTTCTGGCGCGGAGTGCAAGTATAAGCGCCACCATTAACAGAGCCGCAGTTCATAGAGCCAGGGTCTTTAAATTGACTTTGAGCAGAACAGGTATAACTAACACGACCCTCGGCGTCAGTTACTTTATTGGTGCAGTTTTGATTCTGCGACTTTGACGGGTCTTTAGGTCCAGGCGGTTCCTGAGGCGGCGTTCCGGACTGGCAACTAACACCGTTGCCAACATACTTGAAGTCACCAAAAACGCCGTTTGGGTTGCCGCCCTGGAAACGGTAAACAGCACTGGGCGGACCCTGATCCCAAGCATATTGACAGGAATTCTGACATACAGAGCCAGGCGGGTCAGTTCTACCACCAACCTGGCCATCAGCCTGGAAGTTGCCGATTCTATGACGATGACTACCGACTTGACCAACAGTTGAAAGACAAGGATCGCCCTTACACTCACCGGTAGCGGGATCAAATGTAGTTCCAGGCCCACAAGTATCACCGGTGCGATTTATTGGCACTCGCTCGTTAAATGAGCCGTTAGAAAAGAAATTGTCAGCGTACCAGCCAACGTCACTAACCTTTGTAAGCTTGTACTGGGTCTTGTTACACATACCAAGACCGGGCATAGACGGGTGTTTCATGCAACGATCAAGATAAGCAGCCTCAGGGGTAGAGCCAGTACCACCAAATCCGCCAGACGAAACTACCCACTGATATACAGCAGCATTAGCGACCGGAACAAAGAATAACGAAAGCAACAAGAACGCCGAAGAAAGCCAGGTCTTCAGGGCTGAGATACATGGTTTATTCCTCATAGATACTTTCTCCGGGCAATAAAAAAGCCCGCACGGAAGTTCCGGGCGGGCTTGAGCGAGCAGATTAGGTGCCTGCGCGCATGGCCTTTTTACCGGCGCCGATCAGGGCAACCAGGCCGAACATGGCGCCAGTGACGAGACCAGCAGCGGCCAGGCCGCCAGCGATGTACAGCAGGGCTTTGGTGGTGTCGATGTCGCCTTCAGCGGCTTGGCTGATGCCGGAGAAGGCAACCAGGCCGGTACCGACAGCGATGGTGGCTTCACGTTTGCCAGCGGCGAACAGGTCTTTCAGTTTTTGCATGGTGAAACTCCTTAGTGGGGAATGGTGGTGCGCATCTTCTTGAACACCCACACGGCGACCAGCAGGGTGAGCATGGCGCCGGTGAGTTGAGCCTTTTGCTCGAGGCTCATAGCGGGGACCAGCTGGTCCCGCATCTCCTGAACCGTGTAAGTGCGAAGCTGGCCAGTACAGGCGGTTGTACCGTCTGGATTGAGCAGCCAGGCACCGTCACAGCCCAGGAAACTAGTCACCCCCTACCCCCTTCCTTTTGCTGCGCAAAAGGCTGGGGGCTGGGGGAGTCGAGCCAGTGGTAAAACCGGCCCAGGAACAGGAAAAACAGAGTGATGAAGACGACAAGGGCGAGAGCCGCAGTAATCACCGGAACGGCCAGCGGCTGCTCTCGTAGAGCCTGGAAAATCGAGTTAACGATGGGGTTCAGAGCGGCGAAGATAGCCACGAACAGAACCCAGCCGAAGGCGTAGCGGAGTGGTGCTTTCACCTGGGCGCACTCCCCTTAGCTGGCAGCAGCTACAGGCTTGACGGCCTGGAGGTTGAGCGGTTTGCCGTCGCCGGCCAGCCACAGGTCGAAGCCGGCGTTACCGGCGCGGGAGGCCCAGGCACCGACGAAGACGGGGATAGATACGGGCTTGCCTTTCAGCTGGTTCCAGGCGTTATTGAGGCCCAGTTCCATGTGCTTCTTCGAGAGCTTGACCTTCTCGGTCTTCACCTCGGTGATGCCGAACTGGTTGATCTGCTCCACCTCGACCAGCACGACGTGGTCGGTGAAGCTGTTGTCGCCAACTTGGCGGTTGATGGTTTGATATCCGTGGCACAGACCGAGCAGAGCGAGAGACATAGCGATTACCTCACAGGGTTAAATGGGCAGGTGCCCGGTTAGAAACATGGCGAGAAAAACCCACGGGCCCAGGAGAAGAGCCAGGATGAAGAGCTGGCCAGAGGTCCAGCTGATAACGTGGGAAATGGGCATGGGTCGGCCGCTGTAGAAGCGCATCAAGCAGCCTCCACAGATGGATCGACGTACCAGTCAGGGCGCTGGTTGGCGAAGTCGATGTGGAGCAGCTGGAGCACCGGAACAACGTTGCGCACGTTGTCGTGCTGGCTGAGGTTCTGGAGCATCGCCTTTGAAATGCCCACCGATTCAATGTCAGCGATGTGGCGATAGAACGTCGCTCGCGACATGGAATCCATGGTCTCTTCCCAACCGTAATCCTTGATGGATCGGTAGGTGCGAAAGAGGTTGCGGGCATGGGAATCGCTGGACTTACCAGGGATGAAGAGTCGGGGAATGATGGAGCCGGTAGCCTTGTCGGCCCTGGCCTCGGTCCATCTGCCCTTCCCTACTTTCGTGTACTTCTCAATCAGTGCGGCCAGCACTTTGTCGTCGTCGATTCTCTTCATAGTCATACCTTCAAAGGCCGCGAACAGCTCAGCAGTAACAGCGCTAAAACACTCCTGGATAAAACAGCGATCCTCCTTTGCAAGCGCCTCTTGGTGGTCACACAGGGGCCAAAGCAGGTAGGGAATATCCCGACGCTCAAGCCAGCGATGCATGACGGTCGCCTCCATACGGAGCAGCAGCTTTGCGAACTCCTGAAGCTTGGGGTCCTGCATCACACGGAGGGTGCGTGAGGCAGATAGAACGGGCATTGGGGCCCGTTCATCACGCCGGCGTACCTTGAATTGCCGGACATGGTGGTTATCCAGATCCTCGCGAGGCTCAGGATTGGCGGCGCCGCGGGCAGCCTTTTTGATGCGCTCAAGCTCACCCAGGAATTCAGGACCCTTGAGGTATGCCTTGATCTTCCGAAGGCGGCCGTCTTTGGCGCCCCAATAGGCGGTCGTCTCGTAGTTGTCGCCACGGTTACGGGTCTGGCCGTTGCTCACTCGGCGCATGAAGTCGATGACCTGGCGGGCGGTTTGCTCATTCGGCATACGGGCCGAATAGGTGCAGTCCAGGGCATAAACCTCGATAGCTCGCAGATCCAGGCGAGCCCAAAGCAAAGGATAAGAACCGGCCAGCCACTTGAGCATCACCTCTGCCCCGCTACGGATCGAGGTCGGGCCGAAAACGTTGTGGCCTTGGAGCAACTTTGCAGGACTGGCTTTCAGTTCAACGCCTGGCATCAAGCGTTTACCTAAGCTCTGGTGAAACACCTTAAAGGCCAGCGGCGTGTAGCTCGATGGCAGCGATTCCCATGCATGGGTCAGGCCTTCGAAGTCGAAACCACCGTCATCGCGAAGAGTCACACCACCCTCGGCGCGCATCGCGACACCCAACGTCTTCAGGTCAACGACCTTGAACGGGCGTTCGACCGTGCCAAGCGTATTGGTGGCATCGTCGAGGAAGGGGATGAACATGTGGATTCGGTCGAGCATTGAAAACTCGTCAAGTGTCATATCCGAGCCCTCAAGGTACTGGATATGAATATTTGGAGTCAAGCTACATCCGACACCTTAAAGTGTCGTATCCGAACCATGTACATAAAAACAGGAGATACGCTCTTGCAGCCAGACGCGACACACGGAAAAGAGACCATGACCATCGGGGACAACTTGCGCCGAGCCAGGGAGGCCAAAGGATTGACCCAGAGGGAAGTATGGGAAGCGACCGGAATTTCAGAGTCCAGCTACAAGAGCTATGAGAAAGGCGAGCGGCCACCACCAGGGGACAAGATAGTAACCCTGGCTAGGTTGCTAAGCGTGTCGACGGACGAGCTGCTTTTAGAGCTATCGGAGAGGGAGGTCTCAGACGACCTAAGAGCCATCTTCAATAGGTTCGACAAGCTCCCAGGCGACGAGAAGAGACACGCCAAAATAGCGCTCAGGGGAATCCTGATGAGCTACGAGCAAGAGACTTTGCGCTGACTAAAAAGTGATCGGAAATTCTCACCATGAGACAAGAGTCCACCATTAGAGATGGTGGACCCTGGCCGCTTCGCAGCCAGGCCGAGCCGCTGAAACTGAGTGGCATCTTCCGCCGGGCTTGATCGACCTGACCGAGCCTCGGATACCTGAAACGACCTCATGAGACGGGCAGAAAGTGCCCTGACAGGCTCTGTGCTGCCCGCAGATGGGTAATCAGGCGCGGAAGGTGGTTCGGTGCGGCTAGAGATCGAGAATTGCGCGACAGGCATCCTGCAGAGCCTGAAGGCGACTGTCGAAGTCGCCCGACTCTCGGTCGAAGTCTTCCAGCTGACGGCGAAGCTGCCGGAGCTCGGTCAGAAGGCGGGGATAGTCGCGGAGAAGGTGACAGACGGCATCGAAATCTGAACGCCCTGGAGCGTAAAGACGGGCCTCAGCGACCAGAAAGGCGGGTATCTCAAGAATTATGTTCAACGAAAAACCGGGGGTTGGCCTCGCATAATGGCCCCTATGTTAACCGACCCCCGGACCTTAGAAATTGTCCGGAGGCCGCTAAACATAAGGCCCGGCAAATTATGCGAACTCATATGGAGCGGTGACTAGGCTCGGTGGCTTAGCTTTTCCAGCTTCGCATAATGTGACTTACGTTAAGTTTCTCGCCCAGCCTTCATACCTCTCGTCAGCCTGGCACAGTGACAGCATTGCGCCCCGGCTTCGCTAACCTATGGTCAGAAATAGATTCATCGGCCGTATGGCCAATCGGGCTCCTGCAGTCCGCGTTTGACGCCTAGTTTTCATGGACGGAAGCAAAAGCTACTTCCTCTCCGCCGCATTTGGGCCTGGACGCTCGTCTTTCCTGATTGCGCGCATCGCATTGTCCGCATCGATCCAACTGTGCACCGAGTAGTTCCATGCCCGGTATGCGCGCCATCTTTGCATTAGGCCGGGCATCAGATTCTCTCTGAGGAGTCCAGCTCATGCCTTCCAACCTGAGTTACCCCGGCGTCTATATCGAAGAAGTACCCAGCGGCGTGCGCAGCATCACCGGCGTCGCCACCTCGATCACGGCGTTCATCGGGCGCGCATTGCGTGGGCCGATCGACGATCCGGTTCGCGTCCAGAGTTTTGCGGAATATTCGCGCCTATTCGGCGGTCTCTGGCAACCCAGCACCATGAGCTACGCGGTGCTGCAGTTCTTCCAGCATGGCGGTAGCGATGCGCTGATCGTTCGCGTGGCCAACGCAGCCGTGACCGCGACGCTGGAGCTGCCCACGGCCACTGGCTCGCTGCTGCTGGAGGCCGCCAGCCCGGGAGTCTGGGGTAGCCGGCTGCAGGCTACGGTCGATCACCTGACGCGTGATACCGCCGACACGCTGCTGTTCAACCTGCTGATCGAAGAGCTGGATCGCCCTGGAGGCACTGTCACCGTTGCCTCGGAGGTGTTCCGCAACCTGTCGGTAGACCCGCTGAGCCCACGTTTCGTCGACACCGTACTCAACGAGCAATCGGCTCTGGTCAATGTCCAGGCCTCGGCGCCTGTCGATGAGAGCCCCACGGACGGCACGCTCACCGTCGCCAACGACGATGGCACGGCGACCACAGCAGGCAGCCTCGGCGAGGACGGCGATCCGATCGAGGACACCACCATCACCGGCGATGAGGACGATCGCACCGGAATCTTCGCGCTGGACGCTGCCGACCTGTTCAACCTGTTGTGCATCCCTCCCCTCGAACGCGACACCGACCTCGACCCCGCCACGCTGGCGGCAGCCGCGAGCTACTGCCAGACGCGCCGCGCCATGCTGATCATCGACTCTCCGGCCGCCTGGACGGCCACCCCGAGCACCGCCATTGCCGACGCCGAGGATGGCGTGAACGCGCTGCGCGCAACGATCGGCAACGACGATGCGATCAACGCGGCGGTTTACTACCCGCGCCTGCGCATGGCCGATCCGCTGTCCGAAAACCGCCTGGCCGAGTTTGCGCCCTGCGGCGCGGTGGCCGGGATCATGGCGCGCACCGATGTACAGCGCGGCGTGTGGAAAGCCCCGGCCGGTCTGGCTGCATCCTTCTCCGGTGTGCAGGGCTTCAGCTACACCATGACCGACCGGCAGAACGGCGTGCTCAACCCCGTGGGCCTCAACTGCCTGCGCACCTTCCCGGTCGCCGGCCACCTGGTCTGGGGCGCGCGCACCCTGGCCGGGGCGGATCTGCTGGCGTCCGAATGGAAGTACGTGCCGATCCGCCGCCTGGCACTGTTCCTCGAGGAAAGCCTGTTCCGCGGCACCCAGTGGGTGGTGTTCGAACCGAATGACGAGCCGCTGTGGGCGCAGATCCGCCTGAACATCGGCGCCTTCATGCAGGACCTGTTCCGCCAGGGTGCCTTCCAGGGCTCCAGTCCGCGCGATGCCTACTTCGTCAAATGCGACCGTGAAACCACCACGCAGAGCGACATCAACCGCGGGGTGGTGAACATCCTGGTTGGCTTCGCCCCGCTCAAACCCGCCGAGTTCGTGGTCATCAAGCTGCAGCAGATGGCCGGGCAGATCGACGTCTAGGAGAACCAGACATGGCCCAGTTCAGCGTCAACGCACAGCGTTTCGATCCGTACAAGAACTTCAAATTCCGGGTGAAGTGGGACGGCCGTTATGTCGCCGGCATCAGCAAGGTCGGCGCCCTCAAGCGCAGTACCGAGATGGTCGAGCACCGCGAGGGTGGCGACCCCTCCACCTCGCGCAAGTCGCCCGGCCGCACCAAGTTCGAGGCCATCACCCTGGAGCGCGGCGTCACCCACGACACCGAGTTCGAAAAGTGGGCCAACAAGGTGTGGAATTTTGGCGCAGGCCTCGGCGCTGAGGTGTCGCTCAAGGACTTCCGCAAGGACCTGATCATCGAGGTGTACAACGAGGCAGGCCAACTCGCCCTCGCCTACAAGGTGTTCCGCTGCTGGGTGTCGGAGTTCCAGGCCCTGCCGGACCTGGACGCCAACGCCAACGCGGTGGCCATCCAGACCATCAAGCTGGAAAACGAGGGCTGGGAGCGTGACTACGACGTGACCGAGCCCACCGAACCCAGCTACACCGAGCCGGCCTGAGCAGCATGTTGCCTCTCACCTCCTCGCGGCTACTGGCGCTCTGGGAACACGGCGCGACACGACACCCGCTCGACCGCGCGCTGTTGCTGTTCGCCCAGGCGGCGCCAGACATCCCCGCCGAACAGCTGGCCGACCGGCCGCTCGGCGAATGCAACGCGGCGCTCATGCGGCTGCGTTGGAACAGTTTCGGCAGTCGCATGGCGTTCTGGTTGGACTGCCCATCCTGCGGCGAGCGCATGGAGTTCGAGCTAATGCCGGATCAGCTGCCAGCCATGCAGCCACCACCCGAGTCCGTCGAAGTGGCTGGGCAGCGCTTTCGTTGCCCCACCAGTCGCGATCTGGCGCGCGTCGCCCACATGGCCGATATGGAGTTGGCGGCTGAGCAGTTGCTGCTGGGGTGCGCTGGAAATTCCGGCGCACCGGATATTTCCCGCGAGCAGATAGAAGGCGCACTGGAGAGTGCCGACCCCTGGGCCGACCTGTCATTAACCTTCCAGTGCCCGGCTTGCGGCCGGGATGGCGAGGCCGGTTTAGACGTAGCGGGCTACCTGTGGGAGGAAGTCGATGTCAGCGCCCGCCAGCTGCTGAACGAGGTGCATCTGCTTGCCCAGGCCTATGGCTGGAACGAGACGGATATCCTGGCGCTGAGCCCCGCGCGGCGAAGTGCCTATCTAGCGAGGTTAGCGCCATGA